TGCCAAGTGCATACACCATCTATCGGTGCAGGAGCACCTCCCTCAGTAGCAGGTTCAACAGTACAAAGAACTTTTTCTTCAGTAGTCATTGTTACAACACTTGCCATATTTACTGCCCTTTCTAATAAATTAATCTTTTCTGCTCTTAAATAATTTACATTTTAAACAAGCCTTTATTCCAACAGAAAGTATATTAAGGTTTCTTTCCTTTTGATATTTTTTTGGTTATAGAAACTTCTTCTGTAACCATTTCGTCTACTGGTGGGGCTTCTTCAAAAAATACATCTATTTCTTTTGAAAATTCTTTTGTTGACATTTCTTCTGATACTTCTTCTTTATATTCTTTCTCTTCTTCAACTTTTTCAAACCATGTTGGAAAACGATCTAATAACTCTTGCGCCTCTGGATCATCAATAATATCTCCTTTATAATACGTCCTATCTGATGCATTAAACGATTTGTATATCAAACGTATTTTCATTGTGTGCCCTCGCATTTACAGGTTTCGTGTTTCATATCTTGTACAAAAGTATCCATAATATTTTTCGGGGCATCATTGGAAAGATAATAATGTACTTTCCCATAACCTTTTTTTGTAACAAGTTGATTTGATTCCGTTAAAAGTAATTTATCATTATCATCGACACAAAAATATTCAACCCATCCACAAATATTACATGCTGCAATACAATTATCTACCGCAAATCCATCTTTATACACCTGAAGATAACCAACATATAATGGAGTTTCTGTGACAGACACATACATACAATCTCCTTTTATAAAATATATATATTTAAATTATTTAACTGACATCATACCAACATAAAATAAGTTTATTTCCTGTTGAAACAGTGGTTGTCAATTGAATATTTCCTTCTGATAACACAACAACTTCAGATGTTAAATCTACTACATCTGCTGTAGTCGCAACAATTTGAAAACAAAAGATGATTTGATCTACCGAAGTAATTCCTACAACAGCAATATCTGTATTAACATCATCACCAGATAAAACATTATATTTTAATCCAGCAGGATAAGCATTTCCAGCATTTATAAAATCATATGAACTTAGTGTGTTTGCCATTTTATGTCCTTATACTAAATGATGTCTTGTAACAATTTTTGTACACAATTCAAAAAATTCATCTTGTGTTAAAACACTTTTAGCCCTGTTACATATCCAACAACACGGTAATATGTTATCTTTTGTGTATCCCTTATATGGATCTATTCGATCTAATCCTACTCTATCCGTAGGTCCTGAACCTGGTGAATCACCACAATAAAAACATGGTAAAAAAATTAAATTATTTAATTCCTCTAATGTCAAATCAAATTCAAGATCCCTTTTCTTTGCAGAATTTACATATTCTGCATACGTAAATTGAAGAAAATTTTCTTCTTTATATTTTTGGCGCTTTTCTCTATCAATAATAAGTCTAGCTTCTCTACACGAAGAACACTCTACATGAAAAAGCATTAACCGTTTAATATATGTATCAAAATTTTCTTCTGTTAAAGGATATTCTTCTAAGCATGTTTTACAAGTCCGATATTCCATCGTAGTATCGTTTATCATAGATCCATGCATATCCTCTCGTAATCCTCTCTCGTAGATATATATAAGGGCAGAATATAAGAAAAGGAGAGGGAACTTTTCTTATTTCTCTTGGCCTAGAGTCTGCCCTATATTCAACATTTATTTAATAACATATATTCCAATCTTATTAAATAATTTAATTGCTTAGGGAACAATAGCGATTCCCAAAGCTGAAACGGGCTGAGTAGTTACATCGTGTAAACTATTGAAATCTAAACGGCTCTTAGCAATCAATGCAACCTGATCAGTAAGAGGTAACGCCATTTCAATAACCTGCACAGATCGTACAGTTCCATATACCATAGCACTGTGGTTGATAATATTCACGGTGCTTGTCGTATTTGGTCCACCTACGGTATTAAACCCTGTTGCGGATACATCATTACGTACAAACTCAGAGACTATAACAGGAATACCGTCAAACATTCCTAGTTGACCTGTTTTCACAACAGCATCATTACCGAAACGATCAACAGTAGTCACATCTGCTAATTGCAGAAAAGATTTCAAATACACACTAGGACTACACACGATAGCTAATTGATCAGGATTTACACCATATTTACCCATTTTAGCGCGTAAATTACGTAAAGCTGCTTGATCAAACGTTGCTAAAGAGAGAGTAGTATCTACTGCGGGTCTAATAGCCATTGCCCGATACCCGTCCCATGCAGTACGTGGATCTGTTGCAGGAGTACCTGTCGCAACATCATTATCTTCGTGAGTAGCGGTTACACTACCATTAATCGTAGCAGTTTCAATAGCATTCGCTAAAGACATTACTAACTCATCACGTGCAAAGGGAAGAATAGCAACAATAGAATCTTCTTCTTCTTCAGTAGAGAAAATGGTAAGAGCACCAATACCTACTGCAACAAATTGCACATTTCGTGTACCTGGAGTCATTGCAGGAATCATATTTGCCTGAGTCATAACGTTATCGGTAGTACGCTCTGCAACTTTAAAACCCATAGGTAATGCAGCAACACGAACAGGTAACGTATAAGGACTACGTGGCATTGTGATATTTCGATGCAATGCAGCAACACGTAAAGCTAAAGAAATACGATCTTGCAATTCGGCACTAAATTCAGAAGGAATAAATTCCAAACCTGCACCAGCAGCACCTGTGCTTAATGCACGTTGCAAAATTTGTGTTTCACGTTGAAATTGTTCATAGTATTTTAAGCTTCGCGCCACTTGATCAAACGTAACATTGGACATAAGTTGGCGATTCTGTACCATTGCTTTGTATTTGTAATACGTAAGCATATAAAGATAATCTGAACGTTCTTGAAGTCCACGTAAACAATAATCATCTTTATGTGGGCGAGTTTTATGAATAAGATCCGTAAATCCTACCCGACCATAATTTTTGATTAAATGAGAAACTTCTGGTGTATCAGCATCAATATTTGTCTCACCTTTACGAGACATACCAGCTTGAATATCCGTTAATTTCACTGTTAAATCGTGTACGGCACGTTCAACAACTTCTTGACGTTCTGACAAAGAATTAGTAGAAGTCTCTAAAGCTGCTTTTGCATCAGACACAGTTTTAGATAAAAGAGCAATCGCATTTTGATCCATATGTTTAACCTTTCTTAAATAATTTAATTACACTAAAGACACAATTTGATTACAAGATTCCATAATATCTCGTAACATTTTATCATATTCTTCCGAAGTCATATTATTCTCATCAGTCTTTGCAATGGTTGGTTCTGGTTTTATTCCAGTTTTCACCATTTTTAAAGCTTCTTGAAGTGGTATTCCACAATCATTTAACGTTAATAAAATATTATCTTCTGATACAAGATGTTTACGTAAAAACGAAATCACTTGTAAAGAGGACCATTGTTTATAAGCAAAATCTGGTGGTAATATTTGCCCATATTCATCATAATGTTTACTAAGATGATCATACGCATGTTTCGCACCTTCAATATCTTTTGTTGAACCATTTATACGAGCTAATCCCATACAAACGGCCTCAAAAGAAGTAACAATAACATCTTTTTCTATCATGTGATGTGGTGCATATTTATCATAGGCATACGAAAAAATATCATCTGTCGATAACGCCACAAGAATATCCCAAGGTGTTTGTGTAAATGCATAAGGTATATAAGGAATTATTTTTGTATCTTGCACATCAGCCGCTTTTTCTACTGACTGAAGTGTTTGGATTAAATTATTTAATTCGTGTACCTTATATAATATTTCTTCTACTGGCGTAATCTTTGTTTCAATGATCTCAATAAGTTTCAAAAATTGTTCATCTATATTCTTTCGTACCGCACCTGGATTCATAGGTATTCCAACAAGAGAATATTCTACTAATTCACTTTCAAGAATCTTTTGTGGCGGAAACATTTGTGCCCAAAGATCATCTTTGTCTTTCGGTTCCATTTCCTCAACTTTTAAAGGAATAATCCCTACAGAACATGCATTAAGATACCCTGTTTCCCATAAATTTTTGATGCGCTCTGCATGAACATCATTTGGGGCAAATATAAATTTACTTTCAACTTTGTGCATGAACGTTTTCATAGATGTAGCTTTTGCAATAGGTGCTGATCCAACAACTGGATCTCTCCCATGTTGAAAAAGAACAACAGGATTCGTTGCCAAATATTTATCGTATTTAATACCTGTACTTACGATAACATCTGAACTTCTATCTTCTTGATCCGTACTAATAACAACTCCGTATTCTTCATCGGATACTTTTTGTTTTTCAACAATAAACGAATATTCTTTATATTTCACATGCGTACCTTTCTCTAATAGAGGTTCCCCAATTAAATAATTTAATCAATCCACATTGGCATCAGGAGCATTAGTCCCTGGATTTTCTACAGTTTCACCAACATTATCATCATCATTATCATGATCTGGTCGTGTTTCACTATCTGGCCTCTGCTCATCTCCCCCAATACCTGTATCTTGGTCTTCTAAACTTTTTTGGTTTTCAACTTTCATTAACGTACTTAAAATAAACCGTTGTTCACCCTCTTCTTTATCGGGTAATGGAGCTAGTTTTAATCCTGCTCGTGCTTCATCAACAGTAATTAAACCATTTTGTAACCGAATACGAATTGAATTATCTCTCGTTAATTCATCAAGATATTCTGGAAGTTCTTCCACATCAAAACTTGCCTCTAAATTTGGACCAATATATCGAAGCAACAAGGTATCAAGATCACTTGCTAAACCTCTCATCATCGGAAGAACTTTTGTATATAAAAACATTTGCAGTTGTTCTTTTAAAGAACTGTAATCTGCATCTTCTATGCCCATTAAAGCTGCACTACCACGTTGACCAGAAATAATATCTTGCCGATTTACTTTCCGAGCATCTGTTAATTCCAAATCTTTTAAATCAGAAGAAATAGGACTATACTTTAACCCACCATGAAGAATAATTGGACTAAATGCCCCTTTTAATTTTTGTCGAAATTGAATAAATTTACGTTCTAATCGTTCTATTTGTGTATCAGATAAGAAAATATCCGTACTAAATACTCCATCAGGTCTTGCATTATTTTCATAAAACTTAATTTGATATTGTAATGCAAGTAAATCTGCTGCAATACTCAATTGTGCAGGGCTGATAGAGGACATTCCATAAAAAGAATCTGTTGGATGGAATGCCTTAAAATGCACAATGTTCTCTGCCTTAAATACAACTGGATCTCCTGTTCCTTTTCCTTTTGGGTAGTATCTATATTCTTTAATTAAATTCTTTTTATCAGGTACAATTTCTATAAGATCAGGTCGAATAATATAAATAAATTCTGGCTTACTTTTTGTAGGAGTTACTTCCCAATAACAATCACCACATAACCGTAAAAAAGATACTGTAGCTTCCCATAATCTAAACCGTGACATCCAGGGGTTAGGATGTCTTAATGGTTCCATGCTTTTATCATAAGTAAGATCCGTAATTTTTTTTGCCTGTTTTTTATATACTTTTAATGGTATCTGCGCGGATACTTCTGCAATAA